CCCACGCCGGCCATTTGGCATTCCGGTGAAGGAAGCGACGCCGGCCGACTTCCTCGTGCGGGCAATGGTGACGCACCTTTGCGCGTTCCGGCATGGGCGCTCGATCGACGAGGTGCTGCGCGAGCGCTATCCGGACGACGAAGCCACCGCAGTTATCAGTCGCGCTGCGATTGCGGGAGCGACGACCACGACCGCCGGCTGGGCCGCTGAACTAGTTGTGTTGGCGCAAGCCGATTTCCTCTCGGTTCTTGTTCCGACGGCGGTTTTTCCGCGGCTGTCGGCGCTCGGCACGGCGCTGAGTTTTGGCCCGAATGCGGGAGCTATCAAGATCCCGTCGCGCGCCAACACACCGTCAATCGGCGGCTCGTTCGTTGCCGAAGGCTCACCTATTCCAGTGCGCCGGCTCGGGACTCAGAGCATCACGCTCTACCCGCACAAGGTGGGCGGCCTGTCTGTGTTCTCGCGCGAAATCGCGATGTACTCGACTCCGGCGATTGAGGGGCTGATCCGCGATAACATGGCCCTCGACACCAGCATCAACATCGACGCGCTGCTGATCGACAATGTCGCTGTGTCGACCACGCGGCCGGCGGGGCTGACCAATGGCGTAACGCCGGTGACCGCTTCGACGGCGCACGGCTACACCGCGATCCTCGCCGACATTCAGGCGTTGACCAACCCGTTCTATGCGGTCAACGCGGGACGCAGGCTGGCGCTGCTGATGAACCCTGCGCAAATGCAACAGCTCGTCTTCGCGCCGGGTCCAAGCGGCGTGCCGTTTGGTTGGACGCAGCAGTTCACGGAAAGGTTCGCGGTAATCGACAGCACGGCTATTCCGGCTGGCGAGGTGCTGATGATCGATGCTGCCGATTTTGTGTCCGTCGCGGGCGCGCCCGAATTCGAGGTTTCGGAGCAGGCGACCCTCCACATGGAGGACACGACCCCGCTTAACATCGGCACGGTGGGCACGCCAAATGTCGTTGCTGCGCCGACCCAATCGATGTTCCAGACGGCTCAGATCGCCATTCGCATGTTGGCGAACGTGACCTGGGCGATGCGGCGCCTCGGCATGGTGCAATTCATGACCGGCGTGAATTGGGGTCCGTAAGTAATGGCCAGATCCACCCGCGACGACGAATTGCCGGTCGACCCCGACACTATCCCGCAGCCGACCCAGGCGAGGGCCGACGCCGCCATGCAGCGCGCGATGGGCGTCGCACCGACCGAGGCGCCGACCGTCGTTGACACGCCAGCGGTGACGGTAAATGGCACCATATCCACCACCGCCCAGGTCGGCGATAGGCTGGCTTGCACGATGGGCAACTGGACCGGCGAGCCCGATGCCTATGCCTACCAATGGAAAAACGGGCAGACCGATCTCGGCACCGGGGCATCGTATATCGTCGCAGCCGGCGATGCGCCGGGCAGCATTACCTGCGTTGTAACCGCGCTCAACGCTGCCGGGGCGACCGCCGCGCCACCCTCTAACGCCATCATGGTGGCCGCGGAGGCGGCGCAACAGCACCCCGGACCATAAGCAATTATCGGGCGGCGGGGTTGTGGCCCCGCCGTGCTTTACGGAGAGCAATGATGACGCAGTCGCACAGCACCAGACCTTCGGCAGACGCTCCGACGCCGGCAGCGACATCGACGGCGCCGAGACGTCCTGAAGACAGGAAACCCGGCGAGATCCGCCCCTACGATGCACAGCGGGTCCAAGAGTTGTTGGCCGACCCGCCGCCGCCGACGCCGACGCAAGCCGAAGCCGACGCGTTGAAAGCGCAAACGCCTGAGTCGATGGCGTCTGATCAGAAGGCCGCCGAAGAGCGGCGCGACATGCGGCCCGCTGCCGGGGGCAGCTACCACACGCGCTGATGGCGAACTGGCTCAACCGAATCCTGCCGTGGCGGGGCAAGGCCGCCGTCGAAGGCCAATATCGCCCCGGTCCCTACATGCTACCGGAAGGTTTCCTTCCTGCCAGCGTCGGTCGCTATTGGAACTGGTGGCAGACCGGCTATCGATTGGAGCCCTATAGCCAGTGCAGCGCGATGGTCGAAGCCTGCATCGGGGCCTATAGCCAGACGGTGCCGATGTGCCCGGGCAGTCATTGGCGCAAGCTCGACAATGGCGGGCGGGAGCGCGTCGTCAATTCGGCGCTGACGCGCATTCTGCGCCGGCCGAACGATTATCAGACGATCAGCGATTTCTTCTTGAACCTGACTCGCCGCCTTTATGAGTGCGGCGAGGTCTTCGCTGTCGCGATCCGCAACAATCGCGCCGAGATTATCGAGTTGCACCTGATGCGGTACGGCATCGCGCAGATCGCCGAAGACGGCTCGATCTTTTACTCATTGAGCGGCAATCAGATCGTTCAACAGCGCGTCGATCTTACGATGCCGGTTCCGGCGCGCGACGTGCTGCATGTGAGGCTGCACACGCCGTGGCATCCGCTCAAGGGCGTGAGCCCGATCCTCGCTAATCAGCTCGACCTGGCGCTGTCGGGCGCAGCGATGAACCAGCAAGTCGCGTTTTTTATAAACCAAGCCCGCCCGTCTTTTATCCTGACCACGGATGCTGTGCTGCCCCTTGAGAAAGCGCAAGAATTGCGCGCCTCGTGGGAAAAACAGACGGTCGGCGAAAACGCCGGCCGAACTCCAATCATGACGGCCGGCGTAAAGCCGAGCCCCATCCAGACGAGCGCGGTTGATGCCCAACTCGCCGAGATGCTCAAACTCACCGACCAGAACATCGCGATAGCGATGCGAGTCCCGCTGCAAATTCTCGGTTTGGGCGGCACTCCCTTTGCCAGCACTGAATTGCTGATGCAAAGCTGGATCTCGACCGGCCTCGGCTTCACGGTCAATCATATCGAAGAGGCGTTCGGGGTCTTGTTCAACTTACGCGGCGTCCCGGACGAATACCTCGAGCTGGATACCAAAGCCTTGCTCCGATCGGCCTATCGCGAACGGATCGAGGCCCTGGCCCGCGGCGTGATCAGCGGCATCTACTCGCCCGACGAGGCGCGAGAGTCCGAAGATTTGCCGAGAGTGGCGGGTGGCGCAGGCGCCATGCCGAGAGTGCAGCAGCAAGTGGTCCCGCTGTCTTACGGCAGCGAGATGCAGCCGCCATCGCCAACGCCGCCGCAGGCCCCGTCAGATCCGGCGACGCCGCCGCAAGACTCCGCCGGCGGAACCGATGGCGATGGGGCTGGAGACGATGCCGCAAAGCAACTCGCTTCGTTCCGGGCCGGATATGAGCGCGAACGCCTCGCCGCTTGACCCGGTCCTGACGGAAGTCGGCTCGATCGTCGGGCGCGAGCTGCGCGAGCTGCGCCTGCAAGTCGCCGCAGCGTTGTCGGAGCTCCGCGCCGTCCGCGCCGAAACTGAGTTGCGGATCAGCACGCGGCTGATCGAGCTTCATGACGGCCCTCCTGGGCCGCCGGGTGAGCCTGGGGAGCGGGGTTTGCCTGGGGAGGCTATCGCTGGCCCATCCGGCGAGAAGGGCGACCCAGGCCCCCCAGGCGAGCGCGGGGAGCGGGGTGAGAAAGGGGAGCCGGGTCCGGTCGGCCCAAACGGCGAAGGTCGACCGGGACCGCCCGGACCACCGGGCAAGTTGCCGATCGCCAAGTCGTGGAGCGACGGCGTGCATTACGAAGGCGATGTCGTCACTCATGCCGGCGAGACATATCAGGCGCTCCGCGACACCGGCCGCAAACCTCCCGCAGACGATTGGTGCCGCCTGGCGGCCGCCGGCCGGGACGGCCGGTCACTCTCGGTGCGCAGCACATGGAGCGAGGACGAGACCTATCAGGCGCTCGATCTGGTCGTGCTCGGCGGCTCGTGTTTTGCCGCCCGCCACGACGCTCCAGGGGCCTGTCCAGGCGACGGCTGGCAACTGATCGCCAAGCGCGGGCAACGCGGCGACAAGGGCGACCGCGGCGAGCGCGGCGAGCCCGGCCACGCCGGTCCGCCAGGAAAGAGCCTTCTCAGTGCCGCGATCGATGACCAAGGGTTGCTGACGCTGACGCTGGATGACGGCTCAACCGTCACTTGCGATTTTTATCCGCTGCTATCGCGGGTCGCGTTCCGATGAGTTGGGGCGAATATCGTATCACGCGCGTCGTCACGCCGGCCGCCAGTTTTGCGCTCGTGACGGTGGCCGACGCCAAAACGGCTCTCGGCATCGACCCGGCCGACACTTCGCAGGACGCGATCCTCAGCCAGCAGATCGATGCGGTGTCGCAGGCGGTGAATAACTGGTGCAACCGCATATTCGTCGTGCAGACCTATCAAGACCAGCTGCGCAACCCTGATTTTTGCTGGGCCGAGCCGATCGTTACCCGGCAATACCCGATCATCGTCGCCGATCCGCTCGCCATCACCGTAGACGGGGCCGCGATCGATCCGACGTTGTTCGAAGTTTACCCGGAGACTGGCAGGCTCTACCCGCTCAACCTGGCGGGGACCGACCCGGCGACGGCCGGCGTATGGTCTGGGGCTCTAATCCTCGTCGATTACACCGCCGGTTTCGATGTCATCCCTGCCGACGTGCAGGGTGCCGCGCTCGAATGGGTGAACGCGCGCTGGAACGCCATCGGCCGCGATCCGGCGCTGCGTTCTGAAACCATCCCGGACGTGATCACCCAGGTATGGGGCGGCAACGACCCGTCGAGCGCGTCGGCGATGCCGGATGCCTGCACTGAATGGCTGTCGGCCTATCGCGTGTGGTACGCATGACGATGTCCGCTTACATCATACGGCGGCTCGACAAGGCGATCGCCAAATATCAAAAAACGGTGACGCTGCAAC